TTCATTCTCAAGGCGAAAAGTCAGCCTCTGATGATTACTACGCGCTCGGCTGGAACGCCTGCCGCGCCGCCATGCTTCAGGGTGCCGATGGCAACGCTCCGGCGCACTTCCGTAGCCGACCAGCGCAAAGCAGCCTCTCTCCGGCGCAAGGCGGCAACTCTCCGGTGATTCCGGATGGTTGGGTGGCTTGCAGTGAGCGAATGCCAGAAGGAATGACGGATGTGCATATTTCTAATGGTCATGATGTAGGCCAAGGGTGGTGGGATGGAGAAACCTGGCAAACACAACACGATTACTATTCTGTGCCTGGAGATGTCACTCACTGGATGCCACTTCCAGCAGCACCGCAGCAGGAGGTGAAGTGATATACTCTCGCCATTCTGTGGAGGGAGTATGAGAAATAATCCAAGTAAGCACGATATCCATTTTTTTGATAAATATATTAAATGGCTCTCAAGCAAACCCATAATGATCTCTGCCTGGCTATTAACTATGGCGGCTGGGGTTGTTGCTTCTTACTGCTTAAAACAGTGGTCTATATTACCCAGATTTGGTTGCATGGGGATAATGATTGGAACTCT